GCTCTTATTCAAGAAATTGCGAATCAGCAAGCCCTGCGACAGGTTCACCTCGCTAAATCCTTCGTGTGGGAAAAGCAGGATATGCTTAAGGTGCTCCAACGCATCGCCACCAACGAAGATGAACGCTCCAAGGTGCGCATTGACGCAATTTCGCAAGCAAGCAAGATGTTAGGCTACGATTCACCTGTAAAAGTAGACCTGGAAGCCGGCGCGTCGCTACTCGCTCAAATAAGGGGAGCGCAGGAACGTAGGGAAAAGCTCGCGGAGAGCGTAACAGAGGCCATCGAGGGGTAAACGAAGGCTTCCCGCGTCAATTATACCGTGCTAGGGTACGGGTTGAGAGCGTTTAATGAGCTGTAGAGCCATTCATTTATGGGCTTACATGGTGTTACGCGGTCAAAAGCAGTGCCTTAGACCCTGTAGCCAGTCTCAATTAGGATGACGTACAATGCTTATTACGTCTAATCGAGCGCCACCTGTCGCAACAAGAGCGTGCGATATGGCGAGCAGTCTATGCTGGCGAGTTATTATGCAGTAGGTGTGATGCTGCGTAATGGGCGTACGCCCCATAGGTAGGGGGGGGGCTCGTTTCCTATGGGAGGGGGGAGCCCCAAACGGCGCGGGCTGCGCTACTATACCTTTAGTAAATATTTTTTTGACCCTCTATACATTTGGGGGCTAGAATGCGTGGGGAATAAAGGGCTTGAGTGCGTGGGCAGGGTGTTGATAAGGGTGTGGCATGGAAAACCTGTTAAACGTGAAGCTAGAGGGGCTGGAAGAGCTGGTGAAGGAAGGGGTGGGGAGAGATGGATGGAAGAGGGTAATGTGGCATAAGATGAAGAGGGTGAAGTTGGAGGATTATGAGTTGAAGGGGGGAGAGACGGAAGGGGAGGTGGCGAAGTTGATGGAAGACCCGTTGTGGAGGTTGTGTAATTTGTATGTGATTAAGGATGCGGAGGGGAGAGAGGGGGCGTTTGTGCCGAATGAGGCGCAGAGGATAGTGTTGTGGGCGGTGTATGTGGCAGGGTGGAAGAGGTTGGCGATACCGAAGGCGCGGCAGTTGGGGTTGAGTACGCTGTTTGCGATGATCTGTTTGGATGAGACGTTGTTCAGTAAGGGGAAGCAGGCGAGTATTGTGGACCAGACGCAGAGTGATGCGCAGGAGAAGTTGGATAAGGTGAAGTATGCGTATGAGAGGTTGCCGAAGGCGGTGAAGGAGAAGTTGAGGAGTGAGAATGGGACGGAGTTGGAGTGGGTAAATGGGGGGAGGGTGGTGGCGGGGAAGCGGGCGCGTGGTGGTACAAACCAGGTGCTTCATATTAGCGAGTGGGGGCCGATTGCGTGTGATGATGCGGCGAGGAGTCGTGAGATAATGACGGGGGCGTTGCCGAGTGTGAGCGGGGTAACGGGGAAGGTGTTTGCGGAGAGCACGCACAAGGGAGGTATGGGGGGGGACTGGTATAATTTGCTGAAGAATGCGCTGGAAACGCCGGATGAGGAGAAGACGAGTAAGGATTTTAGGGTGCTTTTCTTTCCGTGGTGGATGGAGAAGAGGTATGCGCTGGGGGGTAAAGGAGTGATAACCGAGGACACGAAGAAGTATTTTAAGGCGCTTGAGGAGCGTTTGGAGTGGAGCGTTTCGTTTACGGAGGAGCAGATGAGGTTTTATCAGGGGGAGGCAAAGCGGTTAAGGTTTGATGTTTATAGCGAGTATCCGAGTGTGATTGAGGAGTGCTGGTTGGCTCCAACGCCTGGGGCTATTTACGCGGCAAGTGTGGGGCGGGCAAGAGGCGAGGGGCGGATTAGTGGAGAGGTGGAGTGGAGGGAAAACTTGCCTGTATTTACGGCTTTTGACATTGGGGCACCTGAGAACACGAAATGTTGGGTGTTTCAGTTGGTGGGGGACCGCGTCGTTTTCTTGGAGAGTTTGACGGGGGGCGATGCGTGCCAGACTCCGGCGCAGTGGGTGAAGCGGTTGAAGGAAATGAAGTATAGCTGGGGTGGGCACACGTTACCGCATGACGGAGATGTGGTGTGGAGGCGGTCTATGTTGGAGGCGGGGTTGCGAAATGTGAGCTGCTTGAAGCGAAGTGTGAACGTGTGGGATGTGATCAATCCGGCGGTGGACGCGTTTGGGCGGGCATGGTTTGCCAAGAAAGGGTGTGAGGAAGGGGTGAAGGCGCTGGAGGCGTACCATGCAAAGGAAGAGGCGGACGGTCAGACGTTGCGGAATATGCCAGTTCACAATTGGGCGAGTCATTACTCGACGGCGTTTGGGTATGCAATGCAGGCGATAGCTAGGGGGTTAGCCAATAACAGCACAATGGGCGGCGATGACATGGGGCGAATGGGCGTGAATGCGCGGTTTAAGGGGAGTCAAACGGTTATGAAGCAGGGTTTGGCATTGAGGGGGCGATGATAAACACCCCATTTTTTCTTACAAAAACCACCCCTATGACGATGAATCCTTACGAGCAAATTGAGGCGTTGTATGAGAAGACGCGGAAGGAGGGCGACATGGATTTCTATTACTGGGTGGAGCTGCATATGAGGCATGGGTTTGTTTACTCGACGCCGGATTTTTTTGTGATGGCTAAGGCTGTCAACAGGGCGGCATGGGCAGGGGATGTGGGCGATGCGCGTATGATCTTTGAGGCAAGAGATTGCGATTGCTGGTTTATTTCGGCTTTGGCTGGAAATGTGCTAAAAGCGTGGGAGGTATTGCCGAGGCCGTATATGTGGTTTGCCTTTGCGCGGGGGGCACGTTGTAGCGATGGGCCAATCAAGTTTTATCCTACGGATAGGCTTAAAAAATTGACTAGGGCAATGTGTTCTGTGAGCAAAGGGGAATGAATAAGCCTATGCAACAACAGCAATCGCGTGTAGGAAACGTGGGTTATCCTAAGCAACAACAGATGTTTGGTGGTGGCAGTACGCCCTCGTCTCCTCCTACTCCTGCTCCGCCTATGCGTGCGGTAAGTATGGAAGTAAATGCGGCAAAGAAAGGGCAGGCAATGGATGCGGCAAAGCGTCGTGGTGCGGCAGCGTCATTGTTGGCCGGCGAAACAATGGCGGGCGGCTCTCAGATTGATAAAAAAACTCTTCTTGGATAAGATTATGAGCTACATGAATGAAGAGTTGGCGCAGCGGTTGAAGCGAGAGAATGACGCTCTTAAGAAAGAGCGCAGCGACATCGACAATCTCAATCAGGACATCGCCAACTACATTCACCCGCGTAAGAATCAGATTACGCAAACAGAGACAAAGGGCGCGTCGTCGCCAGAAGAAACGCTTTACGATACGGTAGCGGTACGGGATGCTCAAATCTTGGCAAGCGGTCAGATGGACTACTTGGTGGGCGGTCGCTGGGTGGAGTTGGTGCCACCGTCACGGCTAGGTGAAGACCGAAATAATGACGAGGCGCGTCAATGGTGCGGGAAATGCACCGAAATTTTGCTGGCTGAACTCGATGCGTCCAATTTCTACTTGGAATTGCATGAAATGCTGTTGGATCGCTCGACCTTTACTCATGCAAATATGTTCTGCGGATATGTTGAGCCGCAAGATCGTCGCAATGGAGAGGCCGCTCTTTACTTTAGAAATGACGATGTCGGCACCTACTCGATTGCCGAGAACAAGCGAGGTATTGTGGACAAAGTTTTTCGTGAATACGAACTGACGCCACGGCAAGCTATTCAAGAGTTTGGCGAGGAGAACGTGAGCGAGAAGGTACGCGAGATGGCTAAGGAGCCGTCTAAGATGGACACGGAAAAGACCAAGTATTTGCACGCAATTTACCCGCGCCGTGATAGCGAGATGGACAGCAAGAAGCTGGACCCGAAATTTTATCCTGTGGCGTCGGTGGACATGGATTTGAGCGCGTGCAAGATTGTGCGCGAGTCGGGGTTTCCAGAAATGCCCTATGTAGTGACGCGATTTCTCAAGTGGGGCAGTTCGCCTTACGGCTACACTCCGTCAATTGAGGCTTTGCCGGCGGTGCGTCAGGTCAACCTGATGATGAAACACATGGCGGCGCTGGGCGAGATTCAGGCTTGGCCGCGTGTTCTTATTCCTAGCGGCATGGTTGGGCAGGTTAATTTGTCGCCTGGTGGTCAGACCATCGTTGACCCTAACCAGCCTGCTGACGCTGGCCCGCGTGAGTGGGGAACGGGTGGGCGTTGGGACATCGGCAAGGACATGATCGAAATGATCCACAAGCAAATCCATGACGCCTACTTCGTGGATATGTTCCAGCTTTTGGCTAATTTGCCCAATGACCGCATGACGGCTTTTGAGGTACAGGCGCGGCTTGCGGAGAAAATGCGCAATTTCTCGCCTACGTTTAGCCGGTTGCTGCATGAGGTGTTTCGCCCTATGTTGTTCCGCGTGTTCTCGGTTCTATTTCGTGAGGGCGCGTTTCCCCAGCCGCCACAGTCAATGATGGTGCTTTCTGCTGACGGCAAAACGGCTAGTCCCGTGATTCCAGACATCAATTTGATGGGCAAGATGGCGCTGGCGGTACGCGACACGGAGAACAATGCGTTCTTGCGGATTAGCGAAATGCTGGCTGGGCCGTTGCAAGTGGTGCCAGGTCTTGCGGACAATTTTGACATGGATGAGGCCGTGCGAAATTACGCTCGAAATACGGGGCTTTACTCGAAAGCTTTACGTCCTATCGAAGACCGTGACGAAATGCGCGCAGCGGCACAGCAAGCGGCCCAGCAACAGCAAGCACTCATGGCGGCTGAGTCGGCTACCAAGTCGGCAAAAAACTTGGCGGGTGCCGACGAGGATGTAAAGGCTGTGGCTAAGGCGCAGATGGGGATGGCCGGATAATTTATGCGACAACCAACCAAGGCGGAACAAGATGCGCTCGATGCGCAAAAACTTAAGGAGCTGCAAATCAATGCGGCTTATGCACGGCTGTTTGGGCGCGAAAGCGAACGCACGCATGATCAGCAAATCGTGTGGGAGGACATGGAAAACCGCGCTTACATGTGGCGGACTACTTTGACCGACTCGCAGGAAAAATATAACGCGAGTGCCGAGGGTCAGCGATTATTTCACTTAAACACGATTGCACGGGTGAAAGCAGGGCGTATTTCACAAGAGGAGATTGCGCCAAAGCAAAGCGAAACAATAATGAATCAGTCTTAATCCATGGAACAAACTACCACGTCAACCAATACAGGCACGGCTTCTACGCCTGCCGCTGCCGCATCAGCTCCGTCAGGTCTTTTTGCGCTAGGAGCAACGACAACTGCTGCCGCTCCCGCTGCTGCACCCGAAACAACTTCCGCCACCACTGGCGAACCAGCTAAAAGCGCGTCGCAAGCGTTTTCGTTCTACGGTGAAGGCGGTAAACTACGCGATGAGCTGGCCGCGCTAACTGGCGACAAGTTCAAGGGGGCGTCTTCCTTCTTTGCTAAGTACGCCAAAGCGGAAGATCCGACCGCTGCCGCCCTGCAAGGACTCGAAAACCTTCAGTTTATGGCGAGTCAAAAGGGTTTCTCCCGCCCGCCAGACGATGCGCCGCAAGCTGTCAAAGATGAGTTTGGCAAGCGTCTGCGCGAAGTGATGGGCGTACCCGATAAAAAGGAGGACTACGGCATTAAAAAGCCTGAGAATCTTCCCGATGGCGTCGAGTGGGACGAGAACGGCCTAGGCGATTACCTCGATATTTTCCACAAGGGTAACGTCTCTACCGCCACCGCAAAGCAAATCATTGAAAAGCACGTCGCCAAGGTAAGCGAGCGAGCTGCCGCGCAACAGTCGCAAATCTTGGAAAACGGTCGTCAAGAGCTTCAGAAGGTGTACGGCGATAAACTGCCCGCCGCCATTCAGGACGCCAAACGCGGTATCGAGATTATGAGTAGCTTAATCGGTATTCCTGCCGAGCAAATCGAGCAACAGGCCGCGCTTAACCCGACCATGATTCGTATGCTGGTGGAAATGAAGCGCCAGACTAGTGAGCCCGCCGTCGTAACGGGTCAAGGTGTTAGCGGCCAAGGTTCATTCCTTGAGCAGGCCGACGCCATTCTCAAAGATCCGGTGCAAATGAAAAGTTTCCGTGCGGGCGATCCAGCCGTTACCGAAAAGTGGCAATCCTTAATGCGTAGACACCATGCCACGACCCAAAAAGCACGATAAGGAAGAGGCGGAACTGGTGGATGTAACGCCAGAAGTTGCCGTTATTGAACCAGTACCTGTTGCCGTTACCAAAGAACCGGAGCCGTGGCGTCCAGTTGGGTACACTTACCGCGTGTTTAAGCCTACTGAGTTGCACTTCCCTAAGCATACGCACACCCTTGAAATCACCTTTGAGGATGGGCGACGCCAAAAGTATGCGTTAGACCATAACCCAATTACGCATGACGAACTTGACTTCTACGGGGGCGTGTTGAAGAAGTAATTCGCCCGATGTGGTGTCGGGTTTTCATGTGGTTGAGCCCCTAGTTGCGTTTTTTCATTTCCGCGACTAGGGGTTTTTTGTGTCTGGGTTACATACGGCCTTTGCCTTTTCATGCGTCGCAGCATTCCGCCACTAATTTTACCAGCTGCAATAAAGTCGTCATAGAACCCCTTCGTCACTACCTCTCCAATGACAGATTTAAGCCATCCCCTAGCTGGCGGATAGTCAAAACCTAGGTGTTCTACTTGGGCGCGAGTGAATCCATGACCGCTTTCCTTAGTTGACGCAGCGTGTAGGTTTTCAGCGGTAAGTATAACGTAAGACTCTTCGGTTTCCATAGTAGTTAAGTTTTTGGTAAAGCTGGAGATTTCGGGATACAGTGGGACTGTTTAAGGTAGGCTGAAGCCAGACCTTATTTAATGACCCTTCGGCTGCACCTTTTCAGTGTGTGCGTTTCAATTTGCCTAGCTGGAGATTCCTGGGTGACGTGAGAACATTATGCCAAGAGGGGAAACAGTCCCCAACCCTTCTCTTGGACTTGTCGGCAAATCTAGCCTCTGACGAGTCTTTCGGCTTACGCGCTTGAAGCTGCGCCGCAAAGCTCGGATCAAGCTTGCTTCATTGGTCTCGATCGTAACCGGACGGACACAAAAAAACTCACTTGGGCCGTGGAGGACAAGTGAGTTTTCAAGCGGCCTTAAAACACCAACTGATTACTCAGCGGAGTTCCACGGCCGCTTTGATGAGCTAAGAGCTACTTCCTTCTTCACGCTTGCCAAGCCTTATTTTCATTTTCCCTCAAAATAAATGCTTGCTTCCCGCAAAAACAGTTTCAAAGGGGATGCTTAACAGCAAGGCATTGAGTGGCGGCTACCCTTAACCGGCCCGCGAAAAACGCCTTACCCATGAGTAGGCCCAGAAATGGATACCCGAAAAACGCAGTCAGTTTCGTTTCTTCTATCTATCGTTTCTAAAACTTAATCACCTACTACCATGCCCGAACTTTACACAGTTGGACCGCACGTTCAAATCGAATACGAGCGTCTTTGGACTCACCTGCTCCAGGAGACTACTTCCCACCTTCTTCCCACCGTCAAAAAAGTGACCGTCAACGGCGAACGCCGCCGTATGTCGCAGCTAGGCGCAGTTGCTTACCGCGAGATCACTGGCCGCGCATTGCCCACCATTGCTAACGCCCCCACCACCTACGTCCGTTGGCTCGTACCTAAAAAATACGAGAACCCCCAGATCATTCCTGAGTGGGATGCCGAAGACCTTGGTTTGCTGGCCACTCCTCAGTCTGCCTACCTTGAGGCTGACGTTTACGCCTACAACCGTCAAGTTGACGCCACTATTGTTGCGGCCCTTAACGGTAACGCGATTACTGGCGAAGACGGCACCACGCTTACTGCGCTTCCGGCTGCTCAGATCATTGACGAAGACTTCGGTGCTACTAACGCCGGTCTGACCTTTGCTAAGGTTGCCGAGGCCAAGTATCGTCTCGATGCCGCCTTTGTTCCACAGATGAACCGTCATTTCATCTGCTCGCCCCAAGAGGAACAGGATCTCATCCTGAACGTCATTCAGGTGCAGTCCAGCGACTACACCAAAGTTCAGCCAATTACTGACGGCTCTCTCATGGGCAAAACGTGGATGGGCTTTACTTGGCACACCCAGGTCCGTGATCTGCCTGTTAGCGAGGTAGCCGGCAACAACTACATCCGCCGCGCCTTTGCCTACCATTCCGACTACGTTGAGTTTGGCGATGGCCAGCGCCGCGTAAACATCGACGTTCTTCCCGAGCGTTCGCAAGCGATTCAGATTTACGCTCGTGCTCGCATGGGTGCTTCCCGCCGTCAAGAAGAAGGCGTTGTGGCTATTGAGTGCTACCGTTAAAATTAACCCTTAATACCTACTAACATGGCTACTCTCTATTCTGCTGTTGCTGCAAAGCAAAACTCCCCTAGCGGCAAAACTCCGCTGGATGCCCGCGATGTTCTTCCTGAGTTCAAGCGCGTTCGTTACACTTACACCTTCACTGGCCTTGAGGCCGCTGACGACATTATCCGCATCGTAAAACTGCCTCCTGGTTGCCGCATTCAACCGCGCAACTGCGAAGTTTATGGTGACGCTGTGGCTGGTACTGCCACGATCACTGTGGGCGACTATTCCGCCGTCACTGGATTGGTTCTGGACGCTGACCGCTACTCTACCGCCCTTAACGTCGCTGCCGCTGGTTGGGACGTATTTACGGGTGGTCTGGCCGAAGCGACCCCGTTTGAGACTACCGTTGAAACGTGGATCACTGCTACTCTTGCGACCCTTGCAACTCCGGTTGCTGGCAAGAAGCTAGATTTCTACTTGGCCTTCACGATTAACGGTTCCTAATCTCTAACCGCTAGCGCAAGCCCGCCTTTAGTGCCTCGCACGGGGCGGGCTTTTTTGCGCTGCAAACCATTTTATACCATGAGCTTAAACGCGAATCAAATTGTCGGAACTAAACCACAACTTATTGCGGGGCTAGTTGAAGGGACATCTGATCAATACGAGGTGTTGTCAGTTAATAATAGCGGCAATTTTAGCCAGAACTCCAGAATCATTGACTGCTCGTTTACTGGCACCGGCGCGGGGCTTTTGGCCGCCGAGGTTGTCCAAGTAGGCGCAACCGGATCCGGCATGACCGTTGCCCAGGCTTATGGAAATCTGCTTATCGACACCGGCACCACGACAAACGCTGAGTTTTTAATGCGCTCGGTGGATTCGATCCGGAGTGGCCACATCGCCACCATCAAGGCGACGCTGAGCCAAAAAATCGTTAATCAACACTTTGGCATTTACCTTGCCGACCTTATTGGCGACTCTGTGCCGTTTACGACCGACGCCACGGGTCTGCTCATTTCGGTGACGCTGCCCAGCGGTCACGGATTCACCGCCGAAAACATCGGCCAAAGCTGCTACCTCGGCGGAGGCACTGGCGCGGCCTTGATCGTACCGGGCCGCTACGCCATCACCGACGTAAGCGGTGACGTGGTCACCTTTTCGCCTGTTTTTGCCGCGACATGGACTCGTGCGACCACCACCGCGACCGTCACGTTTCTGGGCGGCAACCCGATCTTTTCCATTGGCGAAACGGCCACGGTCAGCGCATCGAGCGATGTGGCGGCTATCACTGACGGCGTAAAGTCATTGCTCACGCAGACCTCGGGCGGCGTCACGACGTTCACCTGCCTTAACGCAGGTGCTACATCGGGAACCTTGACGCTAACCATGAGTGCCAAGGCATGGACCCCGAGCGCTTCTGGGACCGTGACGGTGTTCGGTTGGAATGCGATTTTAGCGGTTAAAAACGGTACAAGCGCCACAACGACTTGGTTTGATACTCAGCGGAAGGGCTGGGCTTCGGGCGCAAGCACCCATACTACCACCACGGACGCAAGCACTGGGCAGATGCTGAAATTCTCGGGCGACACGACCTCGGAGTTTTTTAGCGACGCATCGCCGGCTACCGCGAGTGGTCTGCAATTCACAAGCCGCGCCTCCCGCATGGAGGCGCTGGTGGATGCAACAACCCCGTTGTTCTTATTTATCCAAGCTTTTAACGGCGTGACCGCACCAGCCACTACCACGCGCCTAACGATTGGCAAGTTCTCGCTGGAAGAGACGGGCATCAATAAAGTCATCATTGCAGGCGTGAGCCAGACCGGCACCGGCAACGGTCAGCGCGTATCGGTCGACCAGATGCCTTCGGTCGCCATTAACACGGCTCCGACCACGACTCCCGTTTCAGGTATGGCAGCCGCAGGTGCGGTGGCATCGGGCAATCCGGTGCAAGTTGGCGTTGTTGCAGCAACCGCTATTCAAACGGCCCGCACTGCTGGCCAGATAGTAACCAACTCCCATGACAAGATTGGGCGTTATGTTGGATCAGGTGAACAGATTCGTGACCTGAATACTATGGCTCCGATGGTGACGCTAACCAGTACAACGGAAACGACCATTATTTCCGCAGTTGCTGGGATTTTCAATGACCTTCGCGCCGTCATCGTCACCAACACAAGCGCACTACCTACCCGCGTTGATTTCCGCACGGTAGCGGCTGGTGCGGTGGTGTTTTCGGTATGGGTTCCTGCTACTACTACGTTGCCACTCATTCTTCCCGTTGTCGCCCGTCAGGCTACGGTTAACACGGCGTGGACGGCGCAGCTTGGTACGGCTGTTACCGATGTTCGAATTACGGCGTTTGCAATTCAAGTGAACTAACCCCATGAACGAGCCTTTCATTTTGTTAGGTTCAGACCCATCAAATCCTGATAGCCACAACATGATTGTGGTTCAGGGTGAAACCTATTCTGTGTTTATCGGACAGGAACAAGAAATTGCTAACGAAATTGCGTCTAATATAGGCTAATGGCTACTCAAACGGAAATCTGTAACTTGGCGTTGATGCGTATTGGCGCACCGCCAATCACTGACATTGACGACACGGCTAACTTGTCGGCGCGTCGGTGTAAGCTGATTTTTGAAATGACTACGCAGGAAGTGGCGCGTGAGAGCGACTGGGGATGCTTGCTTAAACGGGAGGAAATTGGCCAGCTTGCCACTGCTCCTGCGTTTGAGTGGCTTTACGCCTACCAGCTTCCCGTTGATTGTATGCGTGTGCGCTCCGTTAATGGCATTACCAACCATTACGAGGCAAGCGAGTTTTACGAGATCGAGGGGCGCACGTTGCTTACGGATGCGGATACAGCTCAAATTCAGTATATCGCGCACATTACGGATACTTCGCAATGGGACAGCTTGTTTGTAAATGCGGTGGCGGTATTACTTGCGGCAAAGCTGGCCGTTGCTACGCGCCAAGACGAGGGCGTAGCGCAAGCGTTGATGGCCGAATATCGCAACTCGTGTCTTACGCGGGCGCGCCTGGTCGATGGAAACGAGAGCAAGCGTCACCGCTACGATCCAGCAAGCGAGTCGAGTTTTGTCAAATCACGTTGGTATTCCACAAACGAGGATAATGTTTAATGGCTAATCGAGCACGCAGCTACTCGCATCAGTTTTCTTTTAATGCGGGCGAGTGGTCGCCGCTAATGAATGGGCGCGTCGATTTGGAGAAGTATCGGTCGGCGTGTCGCCAGCTCCAGAACTTTGTCATCCTGCCCTATGGTGGCGCAGAGCGTCGGGCTGGGTTTCAGTTTGTGGCGCAAACCAAGACGCACGCTAAAAAGTCACGGCTGGAAAAGTTCCAGTTTTCGACGACGACAACCTTTGTTTTAGAGTTTGGAGATACCTACCTGCGGTTCTATCGAGACGGCGGGCAGGTCTTAAATGTGGGTGTACCTTACGAGATTGCGACGCCTTACCTAGAGGCTGATTTGTACGCGCTGCAATTTGCGCAGATTAACGACGTTGTTTACATCGTGCATCCGTCTTATGCGGTGCGTAAATTATCACGATTGGCTGACACCAATTGGACGTTGGCAGAGGTGGCATGGACACAACCGCCACTACTTGACCAAAACATTACGACTACAACACTGGCGATAAGCAATGCAGCGGTAGGAGCGGGGCGCACGCTTACGGCGTCAGCCTCTACGTTTCAAGCGGCGCATGTTGGCAGTTATTGGCAACTCTCGCACCTGGTTGACTCGGCAACGGTTGACAAAACAATTACGGCAACGGGAACATCTAGCTCTCTTTCGGCGCAAGGTGACTGGAATTTTTACACCAGTGGAACATGGACGGCTACGATTGACCTAGAGCGGTCTAGCGATAACGGAGCGACATGGGAAAAGTTGCGCACGTTTAAGGGTATGGCGGATTACAATGTGCAGGCCAATGGAACGGAAACGGATCCGGTGCTTTTGCGTATCAACATTTCCGCTTTTACTTCGCATACTGGACACCCTCCCCGCGCTTGGCTAGAGGTTCCTAGCCAAAACATCGCGGGCATAGTGCAGATTACGGGTTACACTAGCGCAACGGCGGTGACGGCAACAGTGGTAACGGCGTGTTATGCAACAACGGCAACGGCTGATTGGAGCGAGGGCGCATGGTCTACCGTGCGTGGCTATCCACGAGCGGTAGCTTTTTACGAGCAGCGGCTTGTCATGGCGGGAACCACGGGTGATCCGGCGCGGGTGTGGATGAGCGCGACGGATGACTTTGAGAACTTTACCGCTGATACGTTGGCCGATTCTCCGTTGTCTTACGGCATTTATGGCGAGCGTAACGCAGTGGAATGGCTAGTCGCGCAGCAATCGCTTGTTGTTGGCACGTCTGGCGGAGAATGGCTCGTTTTTGCGGGGTCACTAGATCAACCTATCACGCCAACCAATATCCTCGTTAAACGCCAATCTACCTATGGTAGCGCCTCGGTTACGGGCGTGCTTGTGCGTGACGTAGTGCTATTCTTGCAACGTGGGCGCGAGCGCGTTATGGAGTTTGCCGAATCGCCTACGAGTGTAAGCGGCAAGTTTATCGCGCAAAACATGAACCAGTTGAGCGAGCACATTGCAAAAAGCGGCATTGTGCAGATGGCCTATCAGCAACAGCCAATTGCGGTGCTGTGGTGCGTAACGACTGACGGCGTGCTGCTTTCGTTTACCTACGAGCGCGAGCAAAACGTAGTCGGCTGGGCGCGGCAAGTAACAGACGGATTTTTTGAGTCGGTGGCTACGATCTATGGCAGTAGTGATGACGAGGTGTGGGTAGTGGTGCGGCGCACCATTGGCGGCGTTACCAAACGTTACGTCGAGCGCATCAATCCGGTTCAGTGGGAAGACAAAGCGGACGCCTTTTATGTGGATAGCGGTCTTACCTACTCGGGAGCGGCTACGACCAGCATTAGCGGTCTTAGCCACCTAGAGGGCAAGACCGTGAAGGTGCTGGGGAATGGCGCTAAAATGCCGGATGTCGTCGTGACTGGCGGGGCAATTACGCTGGCTGAATCTGTGACCAAGGCGCAAGTTGGGCTTGGCTATGATTCGATTCTTGAGGCAATGCCGCTAGACGTTGATCCGCAGGTCGGCGTTTCCCAAGGGCAAATTAAACAGGTGCGCGAAATCTCGCTCAAACTCCATGAGAGCATTGAAATCATTTATGATGGCGGGCAAGGCGAGCAAACCCTGTCATTCCGTGACAGCAATGACTTCATGGATGCGGGACCGCCATTGTTCAGCGGAGATAAGTCGCTTCCTTGGGAAGGCGATTTTAGCACCGATCCAACGATTATTTTTAAGCAAACGGCACCTCTGCCACTTACCATCTTGGCAATGGTCGTAAAGTATGACGTAACTGGCTTATGAGCTACCAAGTCAAAGTTTATGCGGACAGCGACTATCCGGTAATGGCGGCATGGTGGACGGCGCATGGTTGGCAAGCCGTGGATAAGGCCATTTTGCCAAAGCTGGGGCTAGTCGTGTGTATGCAGGAAGTTGACTGTGATACGCCAATTGTAGCGGGCTGGCTCTACATGGACAACTCGGTGGGCGTCTCGTGGATGGAGTGGGTGGTAAGCAATCCCAACGCAACGGCTATGCAGGTTTATCGAGGCATGGGCATTTTAATTGATTCCATGCGAGACTTGGCGAAGTCGAATAACTATGGGGTAATGCTTACTTGCTGCCGTCAGCCGTCGCTAGTGCGTCTTTACGAAAAGAATGGATTTATGAAAACGGACTCCGATGTGATTCACCTCATTTCAACAACGGGATTGGAGAAATAACATGGCCGCTATTACAGCACTAGTTCTTGCTGGAGTGGGAACAGGTTTGGCCGTTTACGGGCAAGTTAAGCAGGCGCAGACGGCAAAGAAGATGGGCGAGTACAACGCCAAGCTTGCCGAGAATCAGGCTTTGCAAACGGAAATGGATTCACGCGAGCAACTGCGGAGAAGCGCCATTGGCAACAAGCGGATTATGGCTACGCAGCGCGTTTCCTACGCCAAGGCGGGCGTCGATACGGCGGGCACTCCGCTTGCGGTTATGGCAGAGACGGCGGGCAATTTGAAGCTGTCCAATCTGGATTACATGAAGAAGACGGGGCAGGACGTCACCGCGCTATACGGGCAGGCGGGGGCAAGTCGTGCTATGGGTGCGCAACAGGCGCAGGCGGCATATATCGGCGCGGGTGCGTCGTTGCTCCAAGGTGGTGCTTCTATGGCAAGCATGGGCTATGGTATGCAGCGTGACGCCAAGATGGACACTTATTACAAGACCGGCGCTTATCCTACTAAATGAACATTCCAACCGTAGCACTTGCTGGCGTTCCTGTTTCCGGCCCACTTGGTCCGCAACTATCGGCGGATGCGTTTAACGCGCCAAACCGTGCGCTGGTAGGTCTAGGGCAGGAGATCGCGCAAACAGGGCGTATGCTGGCAAATGAGGCGAGCCAAGACGCGCAAATGTATGGGCGCTTTGAAATGCAGAAGCGTCAGCACATCGAGGAAGGTCAGTTGTCGGAATCGAGTTTGCTGCGGATAAACACGGCGGCAGCGGTAGATACCTACATGGATAAGAACCAATCTACGCCGGAAACGTGGGGTGCGTTTCAAAAGGAGACGTATGATAAATTTGAGAAGGATCGCCAAAAGCGGATTAAAGATTGGCCGGAGCACCTAAAACAGCGCGAGGCCATAGATAACAACGAGTTTAAGGAGCGGGCTCAAATTCAGTTTCAAGCTAAAACCGATGTTGCGCTAATCAACCAGGCTAACGCTCGCATGGATGCGGACGCTAGCGCAAAGATGGACGTGGGCGATATTGATGGCGCGTTGGCAACGGTGCAGCGCATGAACATCACGCCGGAAAAGCTTAAAGATAAGGTGGATCAAATGACAAATAGTCATGTGTACCATAAATACACCAAGGATTTGTCCGACATTAGCACGTTGCCACCAGCAAAGCAGGCGACCGCGCTTTATGACATGGAGATTGAGTTACTGGTTGAGAACGAGGACGGCTATCTTAACGGCTGGGTAGAAGACAGCGCAGGCAATCGTGTAGGCGGGCTAAGTCCGCAAGGGCGCATTCAATTAGTCCAAGAGTTGCGCGGCAAAGTGAAGGCGGCGGATCGCGCTCAAGAGGCGGAAGTCAATCGGCTGTTTAGGGTCTATGCGACTACTCAAGGCACCAACGAGTTTAACCTGCAAGCAAAGCAGAGTTTTGACGCTGGGCTTGTGGACATCGAGGTAAGCGCGACCAATACCGGATTCATTTTTAAGGATGTCGAGAATGAGCGCAGCATGGACAACGTGGCGAAGAAAGCGTTTGTGGAACAGCTAGCAGGTGCGATTACGGACAAGACGGAGCGCGAGGGAGCGTTTGTAACCAAAGAGGCCAAGAAGCGCGAGGCTATGACGCAAAAGGCGCAGTCTATGGGCAATGCGGCTATGAAGGGTACGCTTTCGACGGAGGACATTGAAATGGCACGGTTGCGCGGGGATATTAGCGCAAATGGTGCAGACAAACTCAAAGCGACTGTTCGCGCTAAAGCTGAGCTTTCGACGTTTGCATCAATGGCCGTAACGCCAGAGCGGACGAAGAAGTTCATGGAGAAATTGAGCAACTACGCTAGTATGACTCCAAAGCAGAAAGATAGTTACACCTATGCAGACCGCATGGGAATCTTGAAGGAAATCGACCGTGACCAAGGGCTTTCAGTCGATGCCAAGGCGCAGGCGATGAAGGCTTATTTGGATGCAATGGCCGTAGATCTTAACTTGGAGAAATGGGAGAACGCTGGAACGGAGACGGTGCGGTATAACGGCGAAAAGGTAAACCAGTCCGAAATTAAGACAAGGGCAGAGCTGGCACGCACGCTTTCCAATTTGCCCAATCTTGGAGAAGGCTGGGCGGGAACAGCGCAAATTCGCATAGAAAAGGAAGTCTCAGACTTTTACTCAGCCAAGGGCTACAAGCTGGATGCTAGTAGCGAGCAACAGGCGACACTTTTAGTCGATAAGCTCAAGAACCAACTTTATGACTTGTCCGCAGCAAAGCTTGTTAGTGACATCTACTAATGAGCATTCTTAATCCGGTCATGTTTGCGGGGCGGGAACAGCGCGACGCGCTAATTGATGGCGAGGTAAAGCGCAGTCTGCAAACGATGGAGGCGGATTTGCAGCGTCCAGGCTGGGCGGCTGAGAAATTGGACCAAGAGGCAAGTGCACTTTGGTTATCTCAACGGGTGGATCAGTCTAAGGCTGAAATTGACCGCAACTTTGCAGGCATAAGCCGTGCGTATTTTGGGCGCGAACTTACGCCAAGTGCTGTTTACGACGAGATTGTAAGGCATGAAGCAGAGACGGCGCAAATGGCTATACAGCCTGTTTTACAGCCAAAGCAAGCGAAGCAGGCCGCGCCGGCTGAAGCTGGGCAAACCGATAAGAAAGAAGTTAAGTCGTGGCAATTCCTGCGCACGGCTGGGGCATCATTTGAAGAGACTGGGCAAAACACGGCTGCTGGTGTGTTCTCCATGATTGAGGGTGCGTTAAACACTCTGGGCGGAACCCCTGAGAAAAAGGCCATAAGCGGCAGCGACATTGATACCATGCGGCAGTTGTATCGGCTGGAAAACAATCGCCTTGGCAACACGGATGAAGCGCAGCGATTACGCGGCATTGTCGAGTCTAGGGCGCGGGAGTTGGATCAAGAATTTTTAGCGCGTAAAGCCGAGTGGGAGAATAGCACGATTCGCGGCGCGTTGTCGTCAACGGCGCGGGAACATGCGGATTTTTTCTTTGAGCTAGGAAAAGAGAGCTATGATCGTTACGGCTCTGATGCGGCTTACCGAGATACTTATGTGGGCATGGCGGCGCAAATGTCGGGGCAGATGGTGGCGAGTTCTGCGATTATGGCTTCGGCTTCGATTGCCAATGTGGGGCGAGCTGGCTACTTGGGGGCCAAAGCTGCGGTTGCTGGTGCGGCTATTGCGGGAACGGCGCAAGGGGTGGCTAATGCTACGCAGAATCGTAGGGAGTTCATGGGTGAGGATTACAGGAACGAGGGTTGGCAGTTTATTGGGGATGTTGCCATTGGTGCCGTTCAACAAAAAATTGAGTCGGTTAAGTTTTTGGACAACGCCTTAGAGTTGGCCGTTAAAACATCGTCACGCGGCGGCTCGGTTACGATGGGACAAGTGTTGCGTCAGTTTCCAAAGCAGGCGGCAAAATCGGGCGCGGTTGAAGGCGCGGAAGAAGTGCTGCAAGGCGCATGGGAAGATTTTATCGTGGACATGGCCTATGACGACGAGCGCGTTGTCGATTACGGGGCAAACATGGATTACATCAAGCGGCGTGCTGGCGAGGCGTTTGCAGGCTTTGCGGGCGGCGTAATGATGAAAGGCATGGTGGCACCGCTGGAAATGGCGCAACAAAACATTGATGCCAAAAAAGCGAAAAAGATGCTAACGGCTAAGGATGGTGGTACGTTTGGGCCGAATGACGTAAAGCTATTAGCGCAGGCGCGTAGCGATGAGGAAATCTTGGCGATGCCAGAAGGTGAGCTGTTGCTAAAGGCCACAAAGGGAGACGAGGCGGCGCGCACGGAATACAACTCAAAGATTATCACGCAAAACTTTAAGCCTACTGATGGACTGGTACTGCCAAACGGTGACAAGCTAGGCGAATATAAAGGCAGGCCCATGCTGTTAAAAGAAGACGGTCAGTTGGTTGACTTTGACATGAGTGATAGCGAGGAAGCGGCTAACTGGAATAGCATTCAGCAACAGGCCGTAAATTACGCCGAGATGGTTAAGCTCAATGAAGACCTCAAAGGCGAGGACGCGCTACAGGCGACAAGTGACATGGTGGAGTACGTTAAACAGCTACAAGCTGAACGGGGCGGTATAACCACGATTGAGACAAAAGCCAAGATTGGCGGACTAGAAGCGCAGTTTGGGCGGGAAGAGGCAGAGAAAAAAGTGGCTGCATACGTTAAGGCTGGGGCGTTGCCAGCGGGTACGACACTCGATACCTTAGCGCCAACACGCGGGGCAAGTGATACAAAGTGGGATGACAAGACGCGCCAGTTTGTAACGGCTATTCGTATTGCCGAGGGCGGTGACGTTTTGGTGGTCATGGAAGAATCGGCACACGACTACTTTAAACGTCAGATTGAACTAGGCCAATTTAACAACGCCACGGTGGACGGTTGGCGTAAGCAGGTAGAAGCGGGCTGGTCGGGTAAGATGGAGTACACCGAGATGCACGAATGGCTCGCCAAGTACGCAGTCGGCTACGCGATGGGCAAAGTCT